CATTAACCCAACAATCTGCCGCTGATTTGGTCTCAGATCCATCAGGTCCAGATTGTTGGGTTAATGGTATTATGGAAAACAAAGAATGGGTTTATGTTGATGGGGTTTATATTGAAAGATATATAGAAGAAGCAAAGAAAGAAATAAGAATGGCTAAGTTCGGAAAAATTGAAGAAGCAAAATTACATGCTTTTCAAAACTTTTTAGCGAAAATAAAATAATACTAAATACTAATACACTATTACAATTGAGGATATATTAATGTCTATAGAACAAAAAATCGCTGAATTGTTGGAAGATTCAATTAGATTGAAAAATTTAAATCTCCAAGAAGCAGACCAAGAAGCAGACCAAGATGAAGAACAGGATGATGATCAAGATGACGACGAAGTAGTTGTTATCAAAAAAATTATCAAAAAAGATAAAGATGCTGACCAAGATGAAGATGAATTGGATGAAGATCTTTCTGCTGACCAATATAACAAAAAAATTGGCGCTAAATCTACCAGTAAAAAAGCAAAGGCTGAAACTAAATTGCCAGAACCAGAAGACGTTTTATCTGCTGATGAATATAATAAAAAAATCAGGGATAAAATGGATGATGTTGGTGATTACAACGACAAATTTGATAAAGGCGTTTCTGAAGACGTTGATGCTCTTTTATTTGGCGAAGATTTATCAGAAGAATTCAGAGAAAAAGCATCTACTATTTTTGAAGCCGCTGTTATGAATAGAGTTAATTCAGAAGTAGCATCTTTAGTAGAAGAATTTCAAGATAAACTTGATTTAGAAGTCCAAGAAATTCAAGAAGAATTAGAAGATAAAATTGATAGTTATCTAGGTTATTTAGCCGAACAATGGTTACAAGAAAATAAATTATCCATTGAAAAAGGTCTACAAAATGATATCTTAGAAAATTTCATTGGCGGTATGAAAAACCTATTCAAAGAACATTATATTGATGTTCCTGAAGAAAAATTTAACATCGTTGAAGATTTACAAATTCAAATTGACCATCTTGAATCAAAATTAGATGAATCATTAGAATACAATGTAGAAATAAGAACTAAAATGGCAGAAATGATCCGTGAAAGTCTTATTGCTGATTTCTGTGAAGGTATGACCTATACAGAAATTGAAAAGTTCCAAGATCTTGCTGAAGAATTAAATTATACTTCTGAAGCAGCATTTGTAAAAAAATTGGAAATTATAAAAGAAAATTATTTTAGCAAGACACCTGGAAGAAAGGTTAATTCTGTTGTATCAGATTCACCCGTCCAACTTACTGAAGATTTTAATCATACCGACAACATTGATCCAAATGTTGGTCGTTACTTAGATACTTTTAACAGAATTAAACTATAACAATAAGGAAATACAATATGTCTACACGTCAAGAACTCGTACAAAAATGGTTGCCTATCTTAGAGCATTCTTCAATGCCCGCTATCAAAGATAACTACAGAAAAGAAATTACTGCCCAACTTCTTGAAAACCAAGAAATCGCAATGATGGAAAGTCAACAAGGTACTCTTTTTGAAACTGCCGCTAACCAATCAGGTACTGGCCTTTCTTTAGGTTCTGCTGGTTCCGCTACTGGTAACATCGCTGGTTATGATCCAATCTTAATCTCTTTGGTTCGTAGAGCAATGCCTAAATTGATCGCTTATGATATCTGCGGCGTTCAACCAATGACTCAACCTACTGGCCTTATCTTCGCTATGAAATCAAGATACACTGGTATCTCTGGTCAAGAAGCATTAGGTATCAAAGAAGCAAACGCTGGATTCTCTGGAAACCAAGGCGCAGATTCTGATATCATTACTGATATCTTTGGTACTCCTGTTACTTCTGGTAAAGCAAACACAACTGCTGCCGCTGAAGGAAACGCTGCTTGGGCAGAAATGGCATTCACAATTGAAAAAACTTCTGTTGTTGCTGAAACTCGCGCTCTAAAAGCAGAATATACCGACGAATTAGCACAAGACTTAAAAGCAGTTCACGGTCTAGACGCTGCTGCTGAATTAAGCAACATCCTAACTCAAGAAATCTTAGTTGAAATCAACAGAGAAATCGTAAGAACAGTTTATAACTGTGCTGTTGTTGGTGCTCAAGTTGGTACCGCCACTCAAGGTACTTTTGACTTAGATGTTGACTCTAACGGTCGCTGGTCTGTTGAAAAATTCAAAGGTTTAATGTTCCAAATGGAACGCGAAGCAAACGCTGTTGGTCAATCTACAAGACGCGGTCGCGCTAACTTTATCATCACTTCTGCTGATGTTGCTTCATCTTTAGCAATGGCTGGCGTTCTTGATTATTCTCCAGCACTAGATAGCAATGCTAATCTTTTAGTAGATGATACTTCTACTACTTTTGCTGGTATCCTAAACGGTCGCTTCAAAGTCTATATTGATCCTTATGCTGCCAACAGTTCAAATACCCAATTCTTCGTTGCTGGCTATAAAGGCTCAAGCGCATTTGATGCTGGTATCTTCTACTGTCCATACGTTCCATTACAAATGGTAAGAGCACAAGATCCAAATACGTTCCAACCTAAAATCGGATTCAAGACACGTTATGGCATAACTGCTAATCCGTTTGCTAATATCTCTGGTAACGTTGGCGATTCTGCTTTAGCGCAATCGTCCAATATTTATTATCGCAAGTGCAGGGTTCAAAATTTATTGTGATAAATCAATAACTTACGATTTTATATCGTAGTTTAGTTTAGAATAGATAAAGGGAACTTCGGTTCCCTTTTTTGATGACGAATTTTTAATTCGTATAAATAGTACAATAATTATCAGTTACGGCTCATACACCTACTGATTTTAACCACCTAACAATTATAAAGGTATAACTATGGTCAACAGTATTATATATAAAGTTTTAACAAGCAAGCCGCATAATCTACATTATCTCAATAGATACATAAAATTTATCGAAGGATGTAAAATCAAAAATAGTCATTTTATTGGCTATCAATATACAGAATCGCATCACATTTGCCCTAAAGCAAATGAGTTATTTCCAGAATACGCTAAATTTCACGAATTTCCTTGGAATAAAGTAGATTTGAATTCTCGTCAACATATTATGGCTCATGTTATTTTATGGCTCATGTTATTTTATGGAAAATATTCGGCGGTACACAAACCTCAGCATTAGATTTAATGATTAACATATACAATCCAAAAGAACCAATAAAAGTAGCAAATAAACGATTTGTTCCAACTTCTATTACTATAAGATATTCAGCCAAAGTAAGAGAAGAAGCAAGGATCCTACGCATGGGAAGAGCAACATATAAAGATTCTTTGGGAAATAAATATTATTTACACGCAAGCGATCCTAAAATTCAAGAATTAAATTTAGTGGGGAATAATACAGGAATATTCGGTTCCGGAAAATCAATAAAATTGTTTCTATTAGATGAAATAAAAACAGTAAAAATTGAATCAGATGAATATGGTGATCTAATACGATCCGGTTGGAAAGATGAGACAACACAAGAATATAAAGATTTCATTAAACTACAGACTAATAATGTTGTATCAAATACAATGAAAGGTAAATTTACATTTTATTATCCTGATGGAGTTACAAAATATGGTTATATATCAGTTGACGATCCAATTATACAGGAATTGAATTTATCGGTTCCATATACGGAGAATAAGAAAAAGCAAAATGAAGAAAGGTCTAAATTAGCAGTAATAGCGAATACTGGATCACAGTTTTATAATAATGGCGTTGAGATGAATAAGTTCAAGAGTGATCCAGGAGGCGATTGGGTTCTAGGTCAATTAGTTAGAGATAGGTCTAATCAGATTGCTGCCGCTGATGGCAATTATGTTGTATATAATGATGGCGAGAAAAACTACAGAATACACGAAGGGGAAGTTCCAGAAGATTCTTGGATTAAGGGAATGAAGCCGAGAAAGAGTAAGAGTACTAAGACTGGAGTAAAGCAACGCGGAAGCAAGGTATATAATGATGGAATAAAGAATTACAGAGTGCTTGTTGGAAATAAGCCCGATTCAACTTGGACTAAGGGTTGGATTAAAAATTAAAGTTTAAGAAAAGGGAACACCCAGCAAGTTCCCTTTTTTATTAGCATTGATTAACTATAGCAGTGGATATTATCTATTGAACTGAATAGAATATCTGCTTCTTTTTTACCTTTGGTTTTTGTCAATCCGAATTCATCAGAACAGGCAACTATACATTTCTCAAACATTTCAAACCCAACTGTAGAAGACATTGGAGTAATTTCTCCAATTTTAGCGCCTGTTAATTTATAAAACAATTCAATAAAATACCAGTAATCATCAAATTCTGTTAATATGCCACCTAATCTTTTGTATTCATTCCAGAATAATTTTGGGGTATCATCAGTATCATTGTGTTCTTCATCTGTCAATAGAATGTCATTCTTAACATTTTCTGGCAGTCTATTTAGAATACTATTATATAAAATCATTCCATTTCTATTAAAATCTCTTGGTAACAATGCTTTTTTATCAATAAATCCATGAGGATAATCATATTCGGTTTCTAGTTTCATTTCAAGGTTAAAGTAAAACTTAAACATTTGTGGAGTCAATTGAACAAAATACGGAATTCTAATAATAGACGCCATATTAGAATCAATTATTTCGTCTTTATTTTCGTCGCGCAATTGGGTATTGTATTGTGTGAAATGTGAATATCCATCAAACTCAACATAGGTATCAATTTCTGGAATATAAAAATCAGCACGATACCTTTCAACTTTTTGTTGTGGAATTACCTCATCAAAATGTGCGTTTAAAATTATACCCAATCTTTCTTCTGTTAAATATTCTTTCATTTTATTCTCCTTTTAGGTTTATATCAACTAATTTTTCAATATATAGAGTATGAACCGTAACAGAGGAATACACTATGGCAACAAGACCGCAAAATTTGAATCCTATGAGTCCAAATGGATTCCAACTAACCATTCAAAAATTACCAGAATTGATATATTTTTCGCAATCGGTAAATCTTCCTGGAATATCATTACCGCATATTCCATTGGAAACCATGTTTTCTACTCTTAAAATCACAGGCACGACTATTGAATTTGAAACCTTAAATGTTGAATTTATGGTTGACGAATCAATGGCTAATTATATGATCATTTATAATTGGTTAATTGCTATGGGTTATCCTCAAAATTTTGACCAATATATTACCTTTCAAAATACCGACACGCGCGGCATTGTTACGGATTTAGCCAAGAATTATTCAGACGGTACTTTATTGATACTTGGACCGAACAATGCTGTTGTTAAATCCATTACATATGTTGACCTTATTCCTATATCTTTATCTGGATTAACTTTTGCGACAACCAATGATGATGTTCCTTACTTAACAGCAACGGCTTCTTTTGAATATAACTATTTTACTATTAACTGATGACTACTTTATCTGAAATCCAAGAACAATGGAAAATTGACTGTGAAATTGATTCTAATCATTTAGATGATTCTTCTTTGTCTACACCTAAACTTCATTCAAAATATATAGCATATTTGACAGAAGTTAAATTGAAATTAAGTAAAACAAAAGCAGAATCCAATAAATTAAGAAAGATAAAATTTAGATATTATCGTGGTGAATTATCAAAAGAAGAATGTGATGAAATGGGTTGGAGACAATATCAAGGAAATAAGCCATTAAAAACTGAAATGAATGAATTCTTAAATGGAGATGAACATTTGGTTGATATGGAGTTAAAAATTGATTACTTAAATGTTACAATTTCAACAACAGAATCTATTCTTTGGGCAATTAAAGATCGCACTTCTATCATCAAATCAATTATTGATAATAGAAAATTTATGGCGGGTAACTAATGACTTTAATAAAAATAGAAAAAGTAGATGAAGTTTACCTTAGAATCTTAACTGAAAGATCGGTGGATCAAGAGTTGTCGGAGTTTTTTAAGTTTCCGATACCAAATGCTAAGTTTATGCCTATGGTAAAGGCGGGAATGTCTGATGGTATGCTTAGACTTTATAACATGAATACTAAGAAATTATATTCTGGCTTGATAAAATATGTAATTACTTTTGCTGAACGAAACGATTATACTTTAGAAATAGATGATGCTATAACCTATGATAAT